CATGAACAATCCTCCTATATCAAAGTTTAAAGGAACCATTAATACACAGACACCATTGGATGCTATTGAGTGGTTGAGAAAGAAAACATATGATGATAATAAGGCACCCTATTACTTCTTTCAAACATTAAATGGTGATGTCAATCTATCTTCTCATACTGAGTTGGTTGAACAGCCCGTTTACTATAATTATTATAGCACTAGAGGTTTCAATCATGTTCCAAACACTGAAGAAGATTATTTAGAAAGAAAGCAGCGAATACTTGAAATCACATCCGATCTCAGGTTGGGAAAAATATTTCAGGCCATTGATGGTGCATATGCTTCAGAAAATTTCTATCTTGATGTGGGCACTAAAACTTTCACATCAACAGAGTTTTCTTATTCAGGTAAAACTATTGAAGGGGAAAAAAATACACCACCAGAGCCGCCCGCCCGTGTAGGGCTCGATCCAGTAAATAGTTTAGGAAGGAAGTCATCTATATCTTCAAATTTCTTAATCGATAATGCTCCTATCAATGAGAATTATCAGTCTCACCATGAGTATGTCTCAACGAATGCCTTTGCCTTTGGTGATACAGAGAAAAACTATAATGAGATGAAAAAAGAAAGTGGGGGAATCACAAAGGCATACGTTGAAAATCTTGAATCGATTACACACGATTTAAAATTATTTGGAGACTATGAATTGAATGCTGGTAAGGTGATCGACATTAACTTACCTCGTGCGACAGAGCCAGATATTCAGGAGGGTATCGATAAACATCTTTCGGGTAAATACTTAATTACCTCTTCTATACATACATTTGAGAATGGAGAGTATTTCACACAGGTGAAAGTAAAACGTGATTCATTCACTATTAATTTATAATTATGAGTACAGAAAATTTTATGCAAAACGGTGGAGCATTCCACTGGTTCACTGGAGTCGTTGAGGATATACAAGATCCGAAGGAGATGGGACGCATTCGTGTGAGATGCTACGGCTTTCACACAAAGAATAAAGAAGATCTTCCAACTGAATCACTACCATGGGCTTCCCCAATGCTTCCTGTGACATCTGCATCGATGACTGAGTTAGGAACTTCGGCAACGGGTCTGTTAAAAGGTTCTTGGGTGATTGGATTCTTTAGAGATGGTTCGAATGGTCAAGACCCTATTGTAATGGGTTCTATTCCTTCCATGTCTTCACTTGTAGATTATCAGTATGGTTTTACAGACCCTGAAAAAAGATATCCAGTGAATACAAAACTTGATATTGCTGAGACTCCACTAGCCGCTAAGAGTATTGATGAAGCCTATAAGAAAGCATTCTCTTATACGAAGAAAGTAGAATTAAGAGAGGCACATGATGTTGTTCCTACAGCAAATGCTGCTCATGAAAACGATTGGAAATTCCCAGACATTGATTCAGTTATTAAACCACAGTATCCTAAGAATCATGTCATTGCTTATGAGAAAGCGACAGATACTTTAGAAGATTCACACATTGTTGAATTCGATGTTACACCAGGACAGGAAAGAATCTCAACCATTCATAGAACTGGTACGTATAGAGAGATCACACCAGTTGGAGATGAGACAAGTGTTATTGTTGGAAATGATTTTCAAGTTGTTGTTAAGAATCAGAATGTGAATGTGATTGGTAATTGTAATCTCACAGTTGATTCTAATTGTTCTACATACATTAAAGGTAATTGGAATATTCAAGTTGATGGTAATATTGTCAAGAAGGTTGCTGGATATGAAAAACTTTCGGTTGGTCTCTATCAAGAGGAAATAATCGACGGCGCTGTAACACAACGGATCGGCTCCACACTAAAACAGTCCACTGGTGGTTCAGTTACTGAAGTTTATGGTGGTAAACTGGATTCCACTATCTTAGGTAATGTTTCAGAGGTGATTGGTGGTTCTCTTAAACAATCCACCGGCGGTTCTGTTACTGAAAATTATGGTGGAAATCAAAGGACTCGGGCCCCGAATATCTTACTGAATTAGTATAAATAGAATATATGGGTAATAACTTTTCAGATAACAACACGGGGAGATCTTCTGTAACTTCGCGAAGGAGATTGTATGCTGACCTCCCCCTGGCTTTCAGTGTTCATCCCAACACACAAGATGTCCCATCATTGAAAGATTTGGATGCAGTGAAACAGTCTGTAAGAAACCTTGTATTAACAGGCTTTACTGAAAGACCTTTTCAGCCTCGGATAGGTACTGGCATCACATCACTATTATTTGATCCTGCTGATCCATTCACAGAAATGGCTATCAAGGATGAAATTGTTAGAGTATTAGAAGAGTATGAACCAAGAGCAAATAATATTTACGTGGAGGTGATCGACTCATCCGACCAAAACGCATATCAAATAAATATTCAATTCGATGGGATGATTTCCAACCAAAGAGAAGAAATTAATTTTTATCTCGAACGCACACGATAATGGCACAATTCAATGTAACAGAACTAGACTTTGATAGGATAAAAGAAAATCTTATCAGTTATTACAAAAACTACCCTGGCGGTAAGTATAAAGACTTCGACTTCGAAGGATCCGGTCTTAATATGATGGTGGATATCCTCGCATATAATACACACTATAATGCAATCACTGCTCATACTTCGATCAATGAGACATTCCTTGACTCTGCACAGTTAAGATCAAATGTTGTATCTCGGGCCAAGCTCTTGGGTTATACTCCAAATAGTGTTACAGCTTCCAGCTGCACCCTCACACTAGAATTTAATGGATCAGTTAATAACTCTGAAGAAAGTTTTAATATTCCAGCAGGGAAGAAAGTCACGACAAGTATTAATGGAAAGACATATGCATTCATAACCACAGAGGATTATGAAGCAACTTTGGTATCTGGTAAGTATATATTCCGCGGCGTAGAATTTCATCAAGGTATTTTAAAATCCCAAAAGTTCGTTGTTAGAGACACTGGTGATAAGGGTCAGAAGTATGTATTGAAAGATAATACAGCAGATATTTCACATCTGAGGGTTAAGGTCCTTGATAATGATTCGAGTGATAGTTTTTCAATTTATAATAAGTTCACAACATTCACAGATGTGACGGGTGAAAGTGAGGTGTATTTTATCACAGAAAATCATGATGGAAATTATGAAATAGAATTTGGTAATAACATTTATGGAAAGAAACCGACTGGCCAGAATATTATTGAACTTGAATATATAAGCACTGCCGGTGAAGAAACAAATGGTGCAACAACATTCACATGGGTGTCGAGTAACCCTGGGCCATCAGCTATTATATTGGAATCACGAGCGGCTGGAGGGGCAATCAAAGAAGACATTGAATCAATTCGTTTCAACGCGCCTTTAACCTTTGCATCTCAAGAGAGAGCTGTTACGGTTGATGACTATCTCGCTCTAATTAAAAGAGATTTTCCTGCTGCCGATATTATTTCTGTATGGGGCGGCCAAGATAATGATCCTCCACAATATGGTAAAGTTTTTATATCAGTAAAACCTAATTCTGAAAATACATTAACTAACACACAGAAAGATGAATTGAAGGGATTACTTTCTTCGAAAAATGTTGCATCAACTATTCCAGAAATCGTTGATGTTAACTTTACATATTTATATTTTAATATATTCTTTAAGTATAATTCAAATCAAACAGATCTGAATAAATCAGAACTTGAGACTCTTGTCAAATCTGGATTGGAAACTTATAATGTTAATATTCTACAAAGTTTCAATACAGTATTTCGCCACTCCAATTTCCTTAAATCAATTGATAGTATTGAAGCATCAATTCTTAGTTCAACTGCTAGAGTGGGTGCTTATAAGCAAAAGATTTTATCGCGGCTTGACACACTATCATCGGAGTTATCATTTGATTTTCAGCTGTATGGCGATATAACCGGTACTGATTCTATCATATCATCAGATGATTTTAAATATCAAGGGTATTATGTTAGACTAGGAGATGAGCCTCTATCAAATACAACAAGACGAATCTATGCTTATAGGGTGGATAATTCTGGCGCACAGATAAAAATGATTAATGATGTGGGGACTTTGATACCTGATACGGGTATCCTTCGATTCAATCCAATACCTGTTGATGAATCAAAAACAATTAATGTATATTGTTCGCCCGCATCAAATGATGTCGTTGCTAAAAGAAATAACTTGATTCGAATTGATGTCAAAAAATCAGCCGTCACTGGAGATGTTGATACGATTTCTGTCGGTGGTGCTGCAGGGGCAATTGATTATACAACATATAATAGGCATAGTTAATGGATATTTCAATAGCAACTGCGAGACCCGCAACAACTGAGGCGAATACTGTCGACTCTTTGGTGCCCATGCATCTAAGAGAAGGTGCGGAGAACTTCATTGGCTTCATTGAAGATTATTACTCTTATATGAATACAGATGGTTTGCCATCACAAGAGATTAATAACATCTTAATTGAGCAAGACATTGATCGGACTTCTGCACAATATATTGATTTGATTCAAGCTGAAATCGCTAAAAATGTTCCAAGGGCTGCAGCATTTGATAGAGTTTCTTTATACAAGAAAATTGTAAAATACTATCTCACGAAAGGTTCAGAGGATAGTATCATTAATTTCTTTAAGATCTTTTATGATGATGTCATCTCAATCCAATATCCAAGGGAGTTACTATTCAAGCCATCTTCTGGTGATTATGCAGAGGGTATATATAGAAACACTAAAGGGTTTGTTTCTAACTCGGATGTTCTACAGGATAGTTATTTTTGGCAGGATTTCTCTTATGTGATTAATTCATCTATTGGTGCTGCTGAATGGAAGAATGAATTTAATAAACTTGTTCACCCCGCGGGCTTTAAGTTCTTTGCTATACTTTCACTATTGATTGTTCGAAGAACCAATTGGATCGGGAGATTTGTTAGATTTAATTCTTTCACTAGAACATATGAAGCGACACTGCCAAGGAATTACAGGGATTTGTATAAAACACATGATTATAATGATCTTGATTGGCTGAAGAGTCTAACTCCACCACATAAATCACACACCAACGAAAGATACAGTGATAAGGTTGGTGACCATATGCCGATGTTTCAATATGGTCTCTTGGGTAATATAGCCACGCGATCCATCGCCACCATACTCAATTATGATGATGATTCGTTCGATCGTCTTATTATATTCATCACCAATTACTTTGCCAAGTCGGACTCTGATAGTTCTATAAGAACTCGAAATGATTATATTCAAAATTTAAAATTCTTGGATACTGGATGTATCAGTGGGTATAAAAATGTGCCAGTAGATTATGGTCTTAAATTTAATTATAATGATATTAAATTCCCAACGATTGATCCATTGGTCTATAGCGATAATCGACTTGGTCGTGGTGGAGATTTCATAGTTGAGCAATCAACATCTGATGTGATGTTATTGACACAAGACGGCGGAAACAACTTATCTGATAATTATGAAAATCGTAGAATTTTCTCAAACATATCAAGTTTCATAACAATAATCGGGGGCCCTGCACCAATTGGGCTAATCACGTTAGATCAGTCTGATGAATCGCCGGTTGGGCAATCATCTCTAAATATAACTACACTAGCGGGCAAACAATTAATAATATAGTATAAATAGTAGATATGGGTATTTTAATTTCAAATTTAAGTAGTACGACAAACATTGCGAATAGTGATAGTCTTATTTTAGATCAATCTGATAAGACTGTTAAAATCACACTCGATGAATTGTCCACACATTTTTCATTAACTGAATTACAGGCGGATGTTGAATTGAATGATCTGGCTGCCATCGATGATTATACTGTTATAGGTAATGTAAGTGGAGCCAGTGCTAAGCCGACCTCGATCAGCATCCTTGATGATCCAACACTTAGCGCCAATAGTAGCACTTCACTGGTTACACAGAGTAGTGTTAAGTCTTATATCGATACGATTGCTTCGCAGATAGGTGAGACTGGTGGTGGAGATGCGTCGGGCTATACCGTCTTTATCGGTGGCACACTCTCGGACATCCCCGAAAATAACAATAAGTTATTAACTCAACTAGCAATCGTAAATTATGTAAAGAGAGACGGTTATATTCAGCCCTCACAATTAAGCACTGGTGCTCCTGTATGGGATGTCTCTGGTTATGTGACATTAGGCGCGGAGGGAGTGGACAACGATCACCTTGTTACAAAGGGATATGTCGATTCTGTTGTCCCATCAGGTGGAGTAGGAGGCTCCTCATTGTTGAAGTATGGTGAGATAGTTGCCGGGGGAGTTAGTGGACCAGCAGCAACCGCGGACCCAAATCCAACAACATCTGGCGATTTTACAACTGTCCGTGTGCCG